GATGTTTTTACAAAAGTAAACAATTTTTAACCTATACAACCCATCCTCTTTTCGGTTTAGCAAATTTTGTGTATATGGCATACCTCATTGCATCCATTAAGTGGTCTCTATATTTCACAGGTTCATCTAAAGTATTGCCATCTGTATCAGTTTTCCATTTATAGTTTTTAATCTCATCAAGCATATCTAACGAATCGCTTTTAACTATTAGTGGGTAAGACTTTACCTTATTGATTCCTGCAAAGACATCCTTTACTGCACTCTTCAAGTTAAACCCTGCTTTGTTGATTTCTGCAATGGTTTTGGGTTCTGCAGGATCGGCAAAGATTTCTGAGTTCCTATCTAAGCCCAATGCCCTCATTCTATCGATTAAAAGGGCTGTTGACATTTTAGTGTCGTAAATGAGCTGGTCCACATACATTTCGTTATCGTAGAATTTGACACGAACGAGTGCTGTCTGATTGTTGAAGCCAAAGTCCAAACCATAAAATATATCCCCTCCTTCTGGGAAAGTTCTTCTGCGTTTCCAATGAGTATAAATAGTCGCTTCCGAGATGGCTCTTTCTCCTAAACCATATACTCTCCAGTATTCATGGTCAGCATCTTTAAGCCTTTCAATCTCCTCAACGATAGATTTTTCTAAAAATGGGTTATCTCGGTAGGTAGTGATGGTAAAGTCAGCATCCTCACGAGGAATCACCTTGTCATATATCCAAGAGTAGTAATCCGATGGGTTATAGTCAATCACAATCTTCTCGGTTGTACGAAGGGCTAACTGCATCCAAGATTCATAGTTCACCTCATTTGCCTCGTTGATGAAAAGATAGTTACGCTTACGACCTCTGATTTTTTGAGGCTGGTCGGTAGACACAAACTCTACGGTGTTGCCTCCTAAAAAGTATAGACTTTCTGATTTGTTGTGTTTGTCTTCGGAGTACAAGCCATATTTTGAAAGTATCTCTATGAAGTCTCTCATTACAGAACCCTTGATAGACGGAAGCGAGGAACGGCAGATAGTCAGTGTCTTTCCCTTTTCTTGTAACAGTTTGACGATAAACCATGTCAAGATATTGTATGTCTTGCCACTTCTGGTTCCTCCTTGCATAACTGAAATCTTTTTTTGACTTTCTTGCAGGATTTGGAATACTTTGTTGGTAGTTACGTTCATTCATGTTGGTTTTAAGGCTTTTTAAGCCATTATTTTCTCTTTTTGGTGTTATGGTACTATTTTATACTAAAAGTGTCTTAAATCGTCTCTAAATGCCCTTTAAATTGATTTTAGGTTACTCTTCGTATTCATCTTGGTCATTTAAGTCTAAATATTCGCCTTTATCATGGTCATAAAGTGGAATTTCATCGATTTCTCCTGCCATCGTAGCTGGAATAACCATTCCTGGTTCTACTTGGGTATCAAAGTTGATAATCTCCCCTTCAGGTAACTCCTTGTGCTCATCACCATCTAACTGCTTTTGAATAATCGGTAGTTCTTCAGGTCTAACTACGTTGACTGTAATCTGTTTTACCACATCTCCTTCGTGAGCAACCTCTTGTTTCTCGATATAGCCTCTACGCTTCCCTTTGGTTTTTAGTAGGAACATCGTAGCTAAGGTATCACCCCTAGCAATCCTTTCCATTAGCTTCTGCTCTCCGAAGTCTAACATAATCTCTTCAGGCTCTATTTCAGCTAGTCGCTTTCTGAACTCAGGATCTTTCTCACACCAAGACTTGTACATCCCCCTAGATACCCCTGCTGCTTCACAGCTAATAGTGATATTGCCAAAGTTCTCCTTATAGGCTATGATAAAAGCCTCTTTACTTATCTCTTTAAATTCCGCATTCATTGTTGTGTGGTTTAAGTTACTTCTTAGGTTTTGGTTTACACTTGTACATATTATATATTATTTTAATGTGTCTATTACAAAATAAAAAAAATCAAATTACAAAAAAGTTAAAACAATTGTTTGGTATCAGAATTTTAGGGGGCACAAGGCACCTACGAAAACTTTCTTACGAATAAAAAGGGTATACGGTCACCTAAAAAGGTACTATTCAATATATCCTAGTTTATAAGTCATTGATAATCAACAATTCTTTTTTCTTATAATTACCATTATGTTAAATTAGGTTGGTTTATGCTCGGTTCAAAGTTAGGGAATAATTTAATGATATGTTACTTAGTCATTTTCGACCACTAACCACCCAGCTTACTAATATCTATTTAAATACACTAATAACATATATCATTAATGTATCTAGTTAGTATTTATAGTTATATCTAATATAATATATAATATAAGGATATATTTATAAAGTATCTTATAATATATATTATAACATACATTAGTAAATAAATAGGATCTAATTAATACCTATTTAAAATATTTTTAAAATATTTATACTTTTTTGTACTTTGTATTAATTTAGTACTTATCTTTATGTCATAATCAAATCAATTAAACATGCAAAACTTATCCAATTTTATCCAATTGTTCGGAGCTATTTTGTTCCTATCTTTTACGTTTAACTTAATCAAATTATTCATTCACTTAATTAAAATTAAATAACATGAACCGTATAAACTACAGAGAATTAGTTATCAAGCCTACATTATTAATGCAAGGTATGTGGACTCTAAATGATAAAGTAAAATATTATAACAGTCAATTATTAGGGACTTATAAGACAATTGATAACAATCAAATAATAGGGTTTAATACATTGGATGAAATGATCCAGGACATATCTAACAATATTTTTAATAACCAATAAATAAAACAACATGAACCAGTTTATAACATTGGGTGAACTTATTTTGATCCTGGTAATATCATTACCAGTTTATGCACTAGGCAAAACAATTATCGAAACAATTAAACCGAATAACGATGAAAAATAAAAATAAGCAAAATTTCTATTTGTATTACATGCTAGAAAATAGTCCTTTTAAATTCCTTTATACAGTTAGGAACTGTAAAAGACCAGAACAAACAAAGGAATATAAAAAGCTAAAAAGCTGGTTAAACAGATCAACAGTACATGCAATTGGATGGTGTGACCAGGGATACTATGAGGACTATAAACCGAACTTTATTGATCCTAATTTAACTTACCTACAAATTAACTAATACTAAAATTCAAATAACATGCAACAAACTACAAAACAAACAGAAACAAACAAAAGTTATAAACCAGTTCAAAGCCTTTTGAGCAAAGGGATAACTAATACTAAAACAGCTAAAAATGATCTAGAAACATTTATTTTGTACATGGCACCAGCGGACCAGGTTCAAGGTTTAAATCTTTGTCCTTTTGCTTCCGATGGCTGCAAAAAAAGCTGTTTATATTCCGCTGGACGTGGTAAATTTTCAAACGTTCAACAATCTAGAATAAATAAGTCTAAATTTTGGGGCTACAATAGAGAAGCTTTTTATATTCAATTAGCCAATGAACTTTTAAACATACATGATAAAGCAGCAAAAAAGGACGTAAAAATAGCAATTAGATTAAATGGCACTAGTGACATTGACCACCTTTATTTATTGGAGCGTTATTCTGGTATAAACTTTCTAGATCCTTTTTACAATAACTTACTTTTTTACGACTATACAAAGAACCCAAACCACATATCTAGATATAAAAATACCAGTTACAAAATAACCTTTTCAAGATCTGAAAGTAATGAAGCTGAAGCCATGCAAATATTAAAAAACGGTGGTAATGTGGCTGTTGTATTTACCGATGAATTGCCCCAATTTTGGAACGGTTACCCAGTTATAAACGGAGACCTAACAGACTTAAGGTACTTTGATCCAGTTAATGTAATTGTGGGACTTAAGGCAAAAGGGGACGCAAAAAAGGACAAAAGTGGTTTTGTAGTTAGTTAATATAAAAAAGGGATCTAATTAAATTTAGGTCCCTTTATCCTTTGTTAGTGGACTAATTAACCAGGAGCGAAGCCTGGCAAAGGAACAAACCAAAAAAAATAAACATGACAATTTACGGACTCAAGGGACTAATTAAAGCCCTGGAAAAGGAAAATAAACCAGCAAATAAATATTTGCTTGAATTTTACAAAGATCTTTATAATGAACAGCTTCAGCAAATAGCTGACAAAGTTCAAAAAAAATTGGACCAGGACCAGCAAAAGGAACTTTATTTTAAGTCTAAATCATGGAACGATTATTTATCAAAATAAGCCAAAATAAGACAATAAAAAATAAAAGTAATGTAATGATATTAACATAAAAAAATATGGCAAATTTAGGGCTATAAATAGCCAAAAAGCAATACTTTGCTAGTATGTCAATAGTATGCAAAATGTATATTTGATGTTTTAACATTGATGTTATAACATTAATGTTGCAACATTGGTTGCATATGCAACTATTATGCATTGGCAAAAACCTGCCAAAAACCCTATGCAAAAACTCCCCAAAAACTTTCCAAAAACCCCACAAAAATCCAGCAGCCAAAAATCTAGCAAAAATCTTTTATGAAAATATTAACAAAAATCTTTTAAAATATTCCAAAAACTTTATAATTTTACCAAAAACTTTAAAACTATGAAAAAATTTGAATTTATCTGCAAGACAGATCTTATCACAGGTCAAACCTGTTGGCTTACTAGGGAAGATGGTTTATATGTTCCTAGTAGCTTGAGGCTTAACAAAGATGATGCCTATGACATTTTTATCAAACTATCTAACCAAGAACCTTTGGAGATGTTTGAAATCCTAGAGACAAAAACTTCCCCCAACGAATAAAACAAAAACCCCTAAAAACCCATGAACAAGATTACTCAAGACTTAAAAAGAAAAGGAGTCAAAGAAGAACTAACCTATGTAAATTCCAATGGCAAAATTTCAAAGCGTTTTACCTATAAAGGAATGATTATTAAATGGGATAATTTCATCCTAAATGGCAAGTTCTATTATTGGAGAGCCTCTTTCTATGCGAGTCTTGAGGCTTGTATCAATGGGATCGACAGACATTTAAACCATTATAAAAAGTAAACTATGATTGAGGTAAAGGATTATAGATCCATGATTAGACATGGAG